CAATTTAACTAAAGGTGGTGTAGCATTTACTCCATCTTCGGCTGATACAATGGTAGTATCTATTGATGGAGTTATTCAGTATGGTAACTTTACTGTTAGTGGTTCTACAATTACATTTTCTGCAGCTTTAGCAGATGCAAATACTTGTGATTTTATTTATCACATGGGTACAGGTTTATTATCAACTCCTGTTGACAATTCAGTTTCAACTGTTAAAATAGTAGATAGTAATGTTACTAATGCAAAATTAGCAGGTTCTATTGCTAACTCTAAACTAGCAAACTCAGCAATAACAATTAATGGTTCAGCAGTATCTTTAGGTGGAAGTGTTACAATCGGAGAAACTAAACCTACTATATCATCTATCTCACCTACAGTAATTACTAATGCACAAACTGCAGTAACTATTAATGGTGGTAATTTTATATCAGTACCAATAGTTGAAGCTATAAGTTCAAGTGGAGCAATTACTTCTGCTGATTCAGTTTCATTTACTTCAGCTAGTCAAATAGTTGCTACATTTACTTTACCTGTAGATGGTACTTATTTTTTAAGAATTGAAAACAATGATGGTAATGCTGTTAGAAGTTCAAGTGCATTATTAAATGTTTCAGATGTTCCTGCTTGGACAACAAGTGCTGGTTCATTAGGTACATTTAGTGGTGGAGATAATATAGGTACTATTACTTTAACAGCTACTAATTCAGTATCAATGGCAAAAACATCTGGAACTCTTCCAGGTGGTATTACATTAAATAGTGGTTCAGGTTCATCAACTTTAACAGGAACAGAATCTGGTGCTACAGCAGATACAACTTATACATTTACTATTACAGCAACAGATGCTGAAGGACAGACTGCTGCTAGAGAATTTACATTAACATTTAATTTTGGAGCAAATAACTCAGGAAGATTTAACTAGGATAATATTATGGCAAACAGTTATTTATTTAGAAATTTTACAAGTGCAGGAAATAGAAAAACATTTACTTTTAGTACATGGATTAAATTTTCTGATGCTACTTCAATCAGTACATTATTTGCAACTGGAGCAGATAGTGAAAATAGATTAATATTTATAAGACATGATAGTGGTAGTGGTAGTACTTTAAAAGTAGATGGTAAAACTTCAACGAACCAGACTATTGAAGTAAGAACAAATAGAGCTTTTAGAGATACTAGTGCTTGGTATCATATCGTTTTAAGAGTTGATACCACACAAAGTACTGCAGCCGATAGAGTTAGAATTTATGTAAATGGTGTTCAAGAAACTTCATTTGCACAATCAACATACCCATCTCAAAACTATGATACAGAAGTTAATAAAACTGCTAATCACATGGTTGGTAGATATTCATATAGTGCTTCAAATTATTTAAATGGTTATATGAGTCATGCTGCATTTGTAGATGGTGCGTCTTTAGCTCCAACAGAATTTGGTGAAACAGATTCTACATCTGGTATTTGGAAATTTAAATCACCATCTGGTGTTACTTGGGGTACAAATGGTTTTCATTTAAAATTTGAAAACTCTGGTAATTTAGGTTTAGATAGTTCTAGTAATACTGCTAACTGGACATCACAAGGAGATTTAAAACAAGCACTTGATACACCATCAAATGTTCATGCTACATTAAATCCATTAAGTGGTGCACATACTATGGCAGTAAATTCAACTTTTTCAAATGGTAATAATACAGTTGTTTGTAGTGGTTCTGTTTACAATCCTTTTGGAAGTACAATAGGAGTTAATAAAGGAAAATGGTACGCAGAGTTTAAAACAAATGTTGCACCTGGAGATGGTATGATTGGTATATTTGCTAAACTTGGTGCTTCAGGAAATTATTTAGGTTCTCAAACACATCAATATTCTTGGTACAATGCAAGTGGTGGTAAATTTGCAAGTAACAGCAGTAACCTTGCAACAAGTGTTGGAACTTATACTACAGACGATATTATAGGAATGGCATTAGATTGTGATAACAATAAATTATATTACCACAAAAATGGAACATATATGACTTATGGTGGTGGTACAATGAACCCAACATCTGGAACTTATGGAATTTCAATTACTGACCCAGATGACACAGATTTAGGTTTTTACTTTATGTCAGCTATGGATTGGGGTGGTAGTACAAGAGGTAATTG